TATGCTTAAAACATATAAATATAGAATGTATCCTACAAAAGAACAACAAGAATATTTTGCAAAAGTGTTTGGCTGCGCAAGGTTTATATACAATAAAATGTTAGTAGATAAAATAGAATACTATAAACAAACTGGAAAAATGCTAAAGACTACACCTGCAAAATATAAAAAAGAATATCCTTTCCTAAAAGAAGTAGATAGTTTAGCTCTTGCTAATGTTCAGCTTAATTTAGAAAGAGCATATAACAACTTTTTTAGGGATAATAGCATAGGGTTTCCTAAATTCAAAAACAAAAAAGGATATCAATCCTATACAACAAATAATCAAAATGGGACAGTTGATATAGATAATGGATACTTAAAAGTTCCGAAGTTAAAAACAAAGATAAAAATAAAACAACATAGACAATTTGAAGGAATTATTAAGTCAGTAACAATATCTAAAACACCAACAAGTAAGTATTATGCTTCAGTATTAGTAGAAACAGAGAAAAAGGAGTTACCAAAAGTAGATAAAAAAATAGGAATAGATTTAGGATTAAAAGAATTTGCTATTCTTTCAGATGGAACAAAAGTAGAAAACCCAAAGTGGCTAAGAAAAACTGAAAAGAGGATAAAAAAGATTCAAAGGGATTTGTCAAGGAAACAAAGAGGTAGTAAAAATTATGAAAAAACAAGAATAAAACTTGCTAAATTACATGAAAAAATAGCTAACCAAAGAAAAGATTTTCTTCATCAATTGTCCTCTAAAATTATACACGAAAACCAAGTGATAGTTTTAGAGGATTTGAAAGTGAAGAATATGCAACAAAATCATTATTTAGCAAAAGCAATAGGTGAAGTGTCATGGGCAGAATTTAGAAGGATGTTAGAATATAAAGCAAAATGGTATGGTAGAGAAATAATAATAGCACCAACAAAATATGCATCAAGTCAAATATGTAGTGAATGTGGTTATAAAAATACAGATGTAAAGAATTTAGCACTAAGAGAATGGAAATGCCCAAATTGTGGTGCTATACATGATAGAGATGTAAACGCAGCAAAGAACCTACTAAAATTAGCCATGTAGATGGTAAGCCTGGGGATGGAACAGCCCTTTGAGCGTGGGGTATCTGGTAACGGTAGTTACCTTGACCACGAAGCTGCCACTTCTATAAGTGGCGGTAGTTCACTATATTATAACTCATTATAAAGAAAACATAAAAAAGAAGAAAAAAAAATTCGGCATTTTGGCGAAAATGAGTTATAATATATAGTATATAGAGTGATATTTTGTGTGGCCGGGTGCCCTCCTTAACATTATATTACCTCCTTAATTTAATTGTTAAAAAGACGTAAATAAAGGTTATTTCTATTATAGATGTTTTGGCTTTTCATTTATCCGGCCACACTTTTTTTAAATTTTAAAGGAGTAATAATAATTATGAACAATAATAAAGAAAGGCTCTATAAGTGTTATTATTGTAAGCTGAGTTTCCCTATAAGGAGACTTAGTTTACAAACCACCAAATTGGGGCATAGATATCTTTGTCCTAAATGTTTTGTAATACTTAAATTAAAAGAAATTATAAGTGTTCTAGATAAGTATTACCATTTCAATAATGAAAAAGATATAAAAAATTATATTTATAATATTTTAGAAAATGAAATAGGAGGCACAAATGCAAACAACATTTATTAATTTAACTCCACATGATATTAAAGTCGGGGACAGAATTTTCCCCGCAAGTGGTAAAATTGCTAGAGTAAGCAGTGTTCATAATAAACTTATTGAGATAGATGGAATCCCCGTCTATACAGTGGAATATGGAAAGATTGTAGACTTACCCCCAGAGAAGAAAGGAGTAATCTACATAGTTTCCTCCATGGTTCTTGAAGCGGCTAAAGCAGAAGGAAGAAATGATTGCGTGGCACCGGCCACCGGTCATCCAGAAGTAAAAAGAAATTCTCAGGGACAAATTGATAGTGTTCCTGGTTTTGTAGCGTAATGTTTATGAAAAAAATAATAGCATTTATTTTAATAAGTTTATTGTTTAGTACTATACTTGGCATCAATACTTTATTTAATATTAGTTTTAATGATGATAGAAAACAAATAAGCGATAAACTGCAAGATTGCTATTATTATATAGATGATAAATATTCAATTGACAATTTATTTGTTGTAGGTTATGCTAATATTGATATAACTTGTAGAATTCCGTATATTAGTATAGTCTATAAAGATGATAAAATGATTGCCTATATTTGTCTATTGAATGAATATAGTATTGATAATTTGGGCAATTATTTTTATATATATTATAAATTACAACAATTATATGGCAATTATGATGAAATAAGAAATAATTCTATTATTTGGAAAATAGATAATAACATAAAATGTATATTATACCACCATCATAATGATTTTTTTGTGATTTATGAAAATATAGAATATATCAATGAACTTAATAAATTGGGTTTATTTGAGTGAGGAAAATAAAATGAAAACATTATTATTAATTCTATTTATAATCTTTGTTATATTATTAATAAGAGTGATAACAAATTCAAAACATATTAAGCATAAAATTGATAAGTTATATAATGATGAAATAGAAAAGAAAAACAATTTAAAATAAAATAGGAAATTAAAATGTGGTTATTATTATTACTTCTAGTTGTTGCAGCTTGGATAAACTTAATAGTTATGAAAAGTATTGATATCGAGTGGTATATTGAATATGAAACTAATAGATTATATAAAAAAGAATTAAAGAGACTTTTAAAAGAAACAGAATCTAAGTTGGATAATTGTTCAAATAGTTCTAAGAAAAAAGAATATATTGAGTTTATTGAACTTATAAAAAAGGAATTAAAAGAACTTGAAAATTTTTAAAAATCTATAATAAAGAGGTAAAAAAAAAATGTTAAGTAAAAAGGAACTAATATCGTTACTAAAAGATTTGAATTATCGATATAATCATTGTAAGGAATCAGAAAAAAATGATTATAAGATAACAATTGAAAAAGTTCAAAAAGACCTTGATAAGATATTATTAGAAGAACAAAAACAAAAAAATAAAAAATAAAAGGTTAATCATAAATATTGTTACAGTTACAGAATAATATAATAATTCTCATATGGAGGTGGAATTATGATTATAAATGATCAATACAAGAGATCAAAATTACAGTATATGCTTTTATCATTAGTAGAAGATAAGTGCTTTTTATTATATTCTATAGATTAGGCATTTAGTCAACTAGGAATAAAAAGAGGCTTCTATAAATATGATAAAATAAAAAATCAATATGAAATTTAGGCTAATAATGATGAAAGAATACCATTCATTATTTAGTTGAAGACGCCATAGCATCAAGAATATTGTAAAGAGAATGTCGCATTTTCATTTTGGGTTGATGAACCAGTAGAAGGTGAATATACTATTTGTGTGCCTGTAGGATTTTATATAACACCAGACCCCGATTTTGCAATTAAAATTAGGTTTAAATGGAAAGATGATGACATATATATAATGGAAACTTATCCACTCCGTTTACAGGATACTGATTAGGATTATGTAATGTTTTATTTTGGTGGTGTGTTTGACGGTGCTAGAATAACAACTAATTATATATTTGATAATCTATAAAAATGAGTAATAATTTAAAACAAGAAAGTAATTAATAATAAGAAAAATATGTTAATAATTATAATAATTGTTTTTTTATAAATCACAAAAATACTATACTAAGGAGGTATATTATTATGGATAAAAGAACTATATGGCAAAGTAAGACGTTTTGGGTGAATTTAGTAGCATTAGTTTTATTTATATATGCATGGGTAAAGCCAGATGTTCAATTACCAGCAGATGCAGTTGGAACTATTGTTGCCGCTATTAATATCATTCTGAGAATGATTACTGGTAAACCTATAGAATTTAGAAAAAGTAAATAAATTGATTGGGGTACTATAACAAAATTAATAGTACCCCCTCAGTTTTAATTATAAGGAGAACGAATGTATACAACATTAACACAGAAAATGGAGATTATAATAAGAGAAACAAAAGAAAATTTTGAGAAATCTGTTTTCTATGGAATAAATTCTGATTCTGAAATGAATTATAATATTAATTATAATTTAGATGAGCGCACTGGTGAAATTATTATTAATAATAGCAAAACTGATTTTAATCTTAATGAATTTAATTATGAGGTTTGTGTTAATAAATACTATATTACTAAATGGGATAGAAATATTGATAATGCACCTCAATTATTTTTTGATATAATATTAGATTTAATAGAACAAGAAATTAAAGATATGCAATAGGAGGCATATTATGGAACGTAATAGTTCTAAATTAGAGGAAAATGTAGATATTCTGGCTAATATAGTTAATAATATAGATTTTGGTGAACGCAATATTGAGCCTGTTATAGAGTTTTTATTAACTTCAGATTTTATATATGCCCCGGCGTCAAAATCACAATATAATAACTATTTAGGCGGATTATTTGATCATAGTTTGCTGGTATTTAAAATTCTAAAAGATTTAAATAAGCTTTTAGATGTTCCCTATGGTGAAGATACAATCTTTATTGTTTCATTTCTGCATGATTTATATAAGACAAACTGCTTTACTCTAGAAACTGTTAAATATAATGAAGGTGGAAGTTTAGTTGAAAAACAGGTATGGAAATATGAAGATAATTTTCCGATAGGCCAGAGCGAAAAAACTTTATTCTTAATAGCAAATAATAATTTAATTGAACTAACAGAAGATGAAATATTGGCTTTGCGCTGGTTTAGAGGTAGTTATGAAGTAGGAAATGTATTAGATTATCAAAAACAAAAATGTTATCTTTTAGCAGATGCTAAATGTCCGTTAATTAGATTATTATCAGCTGCTGATATTTCTGCTATAGCTATTGAAAGACAAAAAACTATGGAATATGATATAAGTAAATTTGGAGAGTAAATAGAATGGTTAATTTATAGTATCAATCCGAAATGTATGAATATGCAGATCAATTAAGAGAACTTTTGAAATATATCAAAAATTCTTATGAGGAAAAATTAATAAGTAGAATAAAAAGTGGTGAAATACATAATAATAAATATCTATTAAATATGGATATGTGTAAAGTTAGTTATCATTCAATAATTGATAATAATTGTTTTACTACTTATGATATTTCATAGTTATAGGGTGTAATATCGAGTAAAGATAATTATAAAAATATTTCTATTATGATAAAAGATACGGATGCTGAACCGTATGATCGTAAAAAGTTATATCAAAGGCAATTTAGTTTTAGAAATAAGGATATATATAATGATGATATATATACAAAAGATAAATATGCTTTAATAATGAATTTGGCTAATTTAAATAATAGAATTGGTCTTTTTGCTTATGATAGCGGGATAAATATTCAAGTTAATTATAATAATATTATAATGATTTATGGTATAGAGCATTATATAACAAAAGCTACATTTCAAGAAGGACTAAATAATATATATTCGGACATAGATAAATTTATAAAAATTCTATTACGACATATAAAAATAATAGAAGATATGTATAAAAATATAAATGAAATTATTGAAGATCATAATTTAGAATAGTTTATAAAAGAAATAAACTAGGAGAATAAGTAAAATGAAGATATTATAGAATATATTGAATTTTGGTAATTTATTAATAGTTTTAATTATTGATATAGGATTGTTAATTGTTTGGGCAACATTATATTTGTTAGATAGTAATAAAGATAAGAGAGATAGAGATAAACAGTTATGAAAGAAAGAAATAAAAACATATCTACTCAAATAAAAATTCAGAAGCGTAATAAAAGACAATATTTATTGAATGAAAAGTATAAAGATGGTTATAATCCCAAAAACAAATATAAAAGAAAAATCTATAAATATAGGAGTATTGATGAATGACATTGATATTAACTTGTGGCGTAGAGCATTAACTTTAAATGCTAAAGCTCAGACTAATGGAGAAACTCTAGGAAGAAATAAATTATAGAAACTATTAAATATAACAAGAACATAGGCAGATCACATAGCCTTTGCATTAAGAAATTTAAATGTATTAAGCTGTACTAATATATAGTATCCTATAACTGATAGTAGTAATATTGAACTAACTTTTGGTGATGTTCATATACCATTTCAAGATTAGGTAGCAGTTCAAGTAATGTTAGATTATGCGAAACCTTTAAATCCTAATATAATTACAATTATGGGTGATATGCAAGATTGCTATCGAATATCCAAATTTTCTAAAAATATTTTACGGGGCAAGAGATTATTTGATGAATTAAAAGAAGGCCGTGATTTCTTATGTAAATTAAGGGATTTGTTTCCGGATGCAAGAATTATATATTATGTTGGCAATCATGAACTGTGGATAGAAAAATATATTTGTGATAAGGCACCATAGTTAGCTGAATTAGCAGAAACCTTATTAATTGATAAATTATAGCTAGAAAGATTAAATATAGAATATATTACTAAACCATTTCGTATAGGTAAATTGTGGCATCTACATGGACACTAGAAAGGCAAAACTAACTTTTCAGCTGAAAATATATTAAATATTATGCAACCTTATGTGCAAGATCACTTTATAGTGTTCCACTTTCATAGATCACAAAGCAAGGCATTTAAGCGTATTGACAATAGATTTTGGAATACTTATAGTGTTGGTTGTCTCTGTGATTATAGTATGGATTATGCTGTATTAAATAAATGGCAACAAGGTTTTGGAATTGTGCATTATGATTAGGATGGCAATTTTACCTTTGAAAACAAAATAATTCAAAATGGAATAATATATTAAGTTGAGATAATTAAAATGTAGAATTTAATATTAACTGAAAATTCTGAATTATATCAGTATTTAATGAAATTATATTATGAGGATTTAATAGATTATAGATATATAAAATTATTAAAAACTTGTAATATTAGAGAAGGTTCATATTTATGTGAGTGTAATACTTGTATTCATTATGATAATAGAATAATTAATACAAATTATTCAATAGAAGACAACAAATTCATATTCAATTTATATTTGTTTGATCATAATTATTTCTTTGTAATTCCATATAATGGATATAATGTTTATGTATATTTTAATTTTGATTTGAAGATTTCTAGTATATAGGTATTATGTATAGAAGATTATGATTATAATGAATTATAGTTAAAATAGGTTC